TTATCGGCCGTCGAAGTCGCCCCACAAGACGCGGGGAATCATCGACCCGATCGTGGCAGCGGTGATGGTGTGCGGGGTTCTGATCCAAGAGGGTGCGGAAAGACCGGGGGCGTATTCGGACCCCGACGCAATCGCCTTCTAACTTGGTTTCCGGGGGGAAACGACTTTGGACATCCGTCGATTGTTTCGATGGCCACGGGTGAACGCCACAGGTGGCGCTGGCCCTGACGGCGTGTGGTGGCCCACCTACCCGAACCAGAACAGCGACAACGTGGCGCAGTTCGCCCAGTACCCGCCTCGAGCGATGCGGCTGCCGGCGGTGCGACGAGCGGTCAACGCGATCGCCGGCGACATCGCCCGGATGCCCATCAAGGCATACGCCTACCAGGGCGAGGACTGGGTAGACATCGGCCGCGATCCGATCGTGGTGGCCCTGAACGAACAGGCCAGCGAGTTCCACACGGCGACCGATTTCAAGCGCTGGATGTTCATGCAGGCGTTGACGTGGGGCAATTCGTTCGCCCTGATCAGCCGGCGGGGCACGACGTTCGACCAGTTCATCCCGCTCGACAACAACGACGTGCAGCTGAATCGGGCCGCCGACGGTAGGTACTACTACACGACCAGCGAATACGGCGACGTCGCCCCGGCCGACATCATCCACCTGCGCATGCCTCAGTCCGTGCGGCAGCTGTGGGGCACCAGCCCGGTGATGGAAGCGGCGCGGGCAATGGCGCTCTCGAGCGAGCTGGAGACGGCCGGCCTCGAGGGATATCGCCAGCCTGGCATGGGCAAGATCGCCATCACCACGAACGAGTCCGTCGGCGCAGACGGCGTGCGGAAGATGGCCGACGCATACGTGTCGGCCCATTCTGGCGCTCAAGGCATGCTCCGCCCGATCATCGCCCAGAACGGTGCGACGGTGCAGCAGGTCGGCAGAAGCCTGGTCGATCAAGACTGGATCGCCGGCCGCAAGAACGCCATCGAGGATATCGCGCGGGTGTTTGGCATTCCGCCTTACGTCCTGTTCAGCGAGTCGGGATCGGCCTACACCGCCGAGCAGTCGCGGATGTATGCGGATTCGCTGGCGGCGTACACGGACGCCTGGGGGGCGGAGCTGGGGTCGAAGTTGTACGGGGCTGACTACTGCGTCAAGTTCGACAAGACGGCGCTGCTGCGGGGCTCATTCAACGAGTCGATGCAGGCGTATCGGGAAGCGGTGCAGCTGGGCGTGATGACGCCAAACGAAGTGCGGAAAGAACTGGGGCTAGCGCCCATCGACGGCGGCGACGAGATGTACGTCGGGCCGAACATGCAGACGACCGGGGGGTCTGATGAAGCTGGAAACGAGACTGCTGTCGACGACGACGACAGCGACGTCAGCGAATGAGCTGACCGGCATCGCGGTTCCGTACGGCCAACTGTCGCATCCGATTCAGGGTGCCGGCAGGTCGTTCCGTGAGAAGATGAAGCCGGGCGCGCTCAGCTACGACGACAACACGGTGATGCTGACGCAGCACGACCAGCAGGGCATTCCGCTCGCGCGGGTCGGTGCCGGCACGCTGTCGTTTCGGGAAACAAAAGACGGCCTCGAGTTCACGGCAACCCTGCCGGATTCACGGCCTGATCTCCGCGAAGCGCTCGAGCGAGGCGACATGAGCGGGGCGGTGTCGATCGGTTTCTACGTCGAGAACGACGGGGACCGATGGCTTCACACGAACAAGCAGAGCATGCGTGAGGTGACACGTGGTCATCTCGTCGAGCTGTCTCTGGTTTCACCTGCTGGTGCCTATCCGGGCGCCCGCATCACACACGGGGGGAAGCCTCATGGCTGACCTGGTATCAATGCGGGCCGACGCGATGGAAGCCCGAAAGCGGATCGACGCGCTGCTTGCGGTCGATGGGGAACTGACCACTGATCAGGTGGCAGAGCTTGAAAAGTCCGATGTGGAATTCCGTGGCCTTCAGGCTGAGATTTCCAAGGCTGAGACGATTGCATCCGCGAAGGAGTCGCTCACCGCGCCGTCCTTCGAGTTCCGCGCCGAGCGGAAGCCGGAGCAGCGATCGCAGCAGGAGATTCGCACGCAGTTCCTGAGCGATCTCAAGCAGGAAATGCGGTCGCCCGGCAGCTTCGAGCGTCGGACGATCGACTTCGGTGGCAACGCTGCTGACCTGCTTCCGGTTGATCTCCAGGACGAGATGATCCGGCTGTTCGCTTCGCGCTCCAACGTGGCCCAGGCCGCGACGGTCCGCAGCTACGCGAGCGATGCGGAGATTCCGATGGTCACCGCTCGAGCGACCATCACCGATTTCACCGGCGAAGGTGTTGCTTACGACAACTTCGATCCGGACTTCGGCAAGCTGCGGATTCGGGCGTTCAAGTCGGCGGCCGAGACGAAGATCACCGAAGAGGTGATTTCCGACAACCGTGGCGGCGCGGTCGACGAAATTCTGACGCAGCACGGCGAAGCGCATGCGTACTTCTGGGAAACCAAGTACCTCGGCACCGCTGCGGCTCAGAACGCTACCGCTCCGGACGGCCTCTTGGCTGCTGAGGCAGACATTGCCAGCACGTTCCCGGATGAGGCGCTCAACGGGACCGTCGCCATCGCGGACATCTCGACCGGCGCTGGTGACACCACCATTGCCGACGTGACCTACCAGGACCTGCTGGACGTCACCTTCGGGATGCCGGCGAAGTACTGGGGCCTCGAGAAGTCGTGGCTCATGTCGCCGGCCCTGTTCCAGCACGTCATCGGGCTGACCGATGCGGGCGCGACCGGGCGGCCGTTGTTCCTTCCGAACGCCACTGGCACCATTCAGCAGTCGTTCAACATGGGCACGCTGTTCGGCTACCCGGTGTACGTCTCGGATGCAATGACCGACGCTTCGCCGGAAGGTTCGTTCCAGGCCGTTCTTCTCGAGCGGGGTAGCTACGTCGTGGCGACCCGTTCGCAGGTGACCAGCCAGGTTGATCCGTTCACCAACGGCGCCAGCGGCATCACCGCGTTCCGGACTCGGATGCGGGCGGACGGTCGTTGGATGCGACCCAGTTCCTCGGCGCGTCTCCAGATCGCGGCGAGCTGATCCTTTGGCCTTTCTCCGGGGTCGGGGCCTTCGGGCCTCGGCCCTGGATTCCGGGGGAACTGATGAAGATCACCAGCCAGTCGGCCCACAATTTCCAGCTCTCGGCGTTCCGGGATCACTGTCGAATTCCGTGGACGGACGACAATTCGGCGCTGCAGCGGTCGCTGGACGCCGGCGTGTCGATGTGGGAGAAGGCGACCAACTGGTATCTGCGGGCGACGACGATTGAGATTGCGATCCTGCCAGGCATGCAGGTTCCGTTCGGGCCGTCGCCGACGATCTCGAGCGTGACGAAGTACCGCGATGGCGTGAGCCAAGGGGCGGTGACGACCGACTGGTATCTGGCGAACGTCTGGGGGGCCACAGAGTTCCGTCTGACGGCTTCCGGGACTTGGGATACCCAATGCGAGTACCGCGCGTCGATGTCCGTCACGGGCGACGTGACGCCCGATGTGAAGGTGGCCGTGTTTGATCTTGGGAATCACCTGTTCACCGATCGAGAAGGTGTCTCGACGATGACTCACAACGAGGTCCCGCTGTCGCTGCGGACCCTGATCCAGAATTACCAACTGGGGGGCCTGTGAGCTTCGGCGGACGTCATGCCGTTCAGTTCTACAGCGCCTCCGAAACGGCTGACGCGGCCGGGTCGGAGACTGTCGCGTACACGTTGCAGTTCACTGCCATGGTCGACTTCCGCGTCGAGCGGGTGAAGAAGACCGACGAAGGCGAGATCCGCCAGTCGGGGCAGCTGTCGGCCCTGATCCGCATGCCGTTCACCGAGTCGATCGGCTTCGACTGGCGAGTGCGGTATCGGGACGTCTACTACGACATCGAGCAGATCCGCGACCCGAACGGGCTGCGCCGGGATCTCGAGCTGACAGTTGTGGCGGTGGAACGATGAAAGATGATCTGGTCAAGGTCGGCCCGACGCCCAGCCTCAAGCGGTACCTGCGGACCCTTGACAGTCTTGAAGGCTTCAAGGGCGTCAACATGCTCCAGAACGCCGCACGGGTGGCGTTTGACGTGATGCGGGACAAGAGCATCGAGAACTTCCGCCGGATCCCGTTCGGCCGGAAATCGCGGGCCTACGTCAAGGGCCGACGGGGCATTGAG